GGAACCACCATATCATTATCATCAGCACCACCACCTAGGTCCCATTTCCAATCCCTATGCACTCCTCCCCAATATCCTAATTCTGCAACACCGTTTGTTTTTGTTGTTGGCTTACCACCTATTACGTTATATCCACTAGGGCCGTTAAAAATAGTTCCTGGTTGGTTTACATCTTCAAAACTAACGCTAAATCTAACCTTAGTATTAGCAACTCCAGCCCTTGCATTTGTATCGGAAACGGTATGCATATAACCAATGTGACCGTTGTTATTGAACGGACTACTGGTTTGCTGGCCACTAGTTTTAGAGCCGGTTACTTTATATACCACCCCGTCTGGATCTTCTCTAAATCTAAACGTGGTTCCAGTAGTAGTTATCTGGTCATAAAATTCTTTTGCTGTTTCGTTCCAAATGTAATCACAAACATCATCTGCATTTTTGCCTGGAAAACAGTATCCAATGTCCATAGTAGGTTTACCTCCTACCTCGTAAATACCTCTACCACGTTGTCCACCCTCGTTGTTATCGTTGCAATTAGTATAATCAGGTTTTCGAGGAGATCTAACCCAAGAAGCGTCTATGTGGAAAAAATTTAATGATAGATTATACCAATCTCTAGTTCCTCTCTCACGTGTGCAACTGTAGGTTCCCCAATTAGGCCCCGGTTCCCAACCATAATTAGCTGTGTAGAAGAACCATGATCTGTTGTTATCACTCCAAGAAGCATTGCCGACTTTAAAACCTGGATTTCTGTCATCATAATAGATACCTCCACAATAACCTGGGGAATTACAAGCATCAAACTCACCCTTACAATTAACACCCCACGACTCCCAATCAGCTTGAGCAGCTCCCAAAGCTGCATTCTCAGCTCTACCACCTTTTGGTGTATTCCAATACCCCATTTTTGACGCATTTAGAACTTTATATTTCTTTTCTGCAGGTAAAAGTAGATTTTGTAATAACACTAAGTCTTTGTATATTTTTACAAAAAATCTACCTTCAAATTCTTTTTTATTCTCAACTTTGTGATTTGACAACTCTATACGTAGATCATCTACAGCGCCAGAAAAACCACCGTTTGAACTAGCAAATTCTACGTCTTCTTTAAAAACACCATCCACAGTAAACTTATATCTACTATCAGCACCATCTAGAACCGCTTTTGTTACTTGATACCAATCAGATTTTATAGTAACTGTTCTAATTCGTATAAAACAAGTACCTTCATTTACCATTTGTTGTACCCCCTCGAAACTAGCGCTACTATTACCACCTATCCCAAATAACTCATCTACCCCGGTAGCAGCGTCTTTAAACCATATCTGCTCGTAGTCAAGTAGTGGAAAACCTACCGTAGGGCTACCAATGTCGTTTTTACTTGTATTATTATAAACAATACCAAGACTTTTTACGTTGGTTTTAATAAAATCTGGGGCAGAGTTTTCTATTGCTATAATTTTATATCTAGCTGGATCATCAACTGGTTGATGTGTGTCGTGTCTTTTCTTTAATATTATAAAAGTCTCTTCATCAACTTTGTTTCTATCAGCACTAGGAAACGATAACCATATATTGCCATCTTCAGCATTATACCAACGGTCCATAGCCATGTTGTAGTACTCGTTAGATGTTTCTTTTACAAAGAACTTAAAATATTTAGCCCAGCTAGGGTGATCAGAGGCGATTTGCACTCTTAATCGATTAGCTGTACTCGAAAACATTTTAGGTATCGTTAACGATCCAGTAGATCCATCACCAGCTAACACTGGGGTTTCTCTACCATATTCATCCCCATAAACAACTCCAACTTGATATTCACGAAGAGACCTACATGTTTTATGCGGCATTGGAACACCATCTGCTACAAACTCATTATCTTCGTTTAAATTTATATTAACTGTAGTTTCATCATCTACACTACCAATAGCATCCTCACCCTCAATATCAGTTGCATTAAGCCGTGTTTCGCTAGGGAAGAGTGATACTAATAATTTAGGTCTAATTTCATTGCCAATAAAATCGCTAGTAAGATTGTAGTTTTGTAAATAGTTACCATAAACTAGTCTGTTGCTAGTCACTTCTTGCGCTAATGCTTTTCTCGGGACGTTATCCCACTGCCTCAACAGTTGATTAGAAGCAACCGTAGCGTGTATAAGCTCCGAAGTAACCTTGTACTCGCCTCTATGGTTTTTGTTAGGTTCAACAACTGGGACTCCGTTAACATCCAGTGTCCCGGTTACAGAATCTGGCCAAAGTAATAAAGCTTCTGTATCGTCTTTATCAACCCAACCATCAGTCATTTTAATAGTTTCTACAGTATATATGTTAGGTGAAGATTCATCTTTGTACAACAAATCAATAGCGACTACACCTTGTGGCCTTAATGACTCTTCAACCACGTAATTAGTTATAGTTAGATTTCTAAGCCTGTTGGTCATTCCTAAGTTAAATGCTTTTTTAGGTAGATAATCGAATGGACCAGGTATAAAAGCTGGTTCTGACCAAGGTGAGAATGTAGAATACTCACCATCTTCGTATTTGTATCTATAAGCAAATCTTGCAAACTTAAATTCAAACATTGGTTTTTCTTTCTCCAATCTTAAATGCCAAACTTTTTGCTCTGCATCAATAGCCTCTGAGTCTATAGACTCTATCATCATGTCAAAAGGACCAGTCGAAGAACTACCAACACCACTACCACCGGTAATCGTACATCTTACGTCGTGCTCTGTAAACTCACCAACACTCACGTCATCGTCTTGATTTTGATTAAATAATATCGTATCACCTAACTTCCAATAGACATCGCTATTAACTTTAACACCCTGGATTTCATCACCCACTCTTTTAAGATAATCAAAACCGTTGGTAGCTGTGTATGAAAATGAATTGTTTGAAGCAGCTGGTGGGCCACTTAATTGACCTGGACTACCATCTGTAGAGGCAGCAGTAACTGCTAAATCTCCATTGGCATCAAATCTATCACCCTCATGTGAACTCATTTTTAGAGCTGGAGCTGATAATGGGGCTTTTCTAATAACAGTTATATTTTCTTCTTTAGTAAACCAAGGTTGTGTAGAGCTCTTGAGCTTTACGGTAAGTGGGTTAACCTTGTCCGGCGTTACACATAATCTAGTGTGAAAAAGATCAGTATCTCCCTCGAACACACCAGGCATAACTGATGGTAAATACTGATAACCACCAGTACCAGCAATGCTTCTTTCTATGTTTATTTTTTTAGGCTCACTGTGATTATCTGTCCAAAACAACATTCCATCCACGATGTTAATACCTGTTATGTATCTATCTTTGTGAAAATTTAATATTCTTTTTGCACTAAAATTTAACCAACTACCACTCGATATATGATTAGCACTATCAGTAAAGTCAATGTGAGTGCTGTACAACTTTAAAACGCTATCAATAGAGTCTGGGATACAGACTGTCGACCCCTCTGGATGTTGCGTTATGTAGTTAGCCCCATTGTTGTCATAAACCTCAACAAACATACCATGCCTAATATGTGTATAAGGGTTAACAAATGATGCGGGTTGAAGCTTAATCTCACCAGAAACATAACCCTGGGGATTGTTATTGTAATCAATTGCTTTGTAATTTACTCTATATATATCCACAAAAACATATTTAAAAGTTTCTGTTTTTATATCATATTCTATTATATAATCCTTCCAAGCTGCATTCTTATTCCAATCATAAGTTGAACCACTCGTCTCATTAAAGCTTTCCTCTGGACCAGCAACTAAATAATAAACCTTATCGTTCTTGTTATCAGCTATACTCCCAACGCAAGTACTTCCCTCTGGTACCATGGAAGACAACTTTGTATTACCCAATAATGTTTGAGCTGCACCAGCGTTAGAGCCGTCAGAAGTTTGAACTTGAATATTTACAGCATCTCTATACTCGCCGTTAGGCACGATACGTTCATCCATATCCTTGTTCATCTTTCCAGGTGAAAATGTTTTGTTAAATAACGGCATATTTTAGTGTTTAATCCATTTTGATTTACCTCTTATTATCTGAGTAATCTCTTCTAACTTTATACTTGACAATCTTATTTTAGCATTTCTAACAGCTGCAAATCTTTCTTTTTTAAATGTTGCGACTACGTTACGGTCCGTGTTTGCTCTCGTGTTTAAAATTGACCAAGCTATATGTTTATACATTGCTTCTTCAGCAAACTTGTGAACTATCATCTCGTCATCAGTGGCAACTCCATCGCTTATGTATTGTATAATCACAGTTTTCCCGGCTAAATTAGAGTCAAAGTGAATTTTTCCTGTTCTACAGTTTATCCAAAAACAACCATTAACATTAGCATGTTGAGGATCTAATCCATACCTTTGACCAAAATTAGTTTGGTACATTGTATCGTCAGCATCAACACTAGTGTTAGCGTTATTTACAGAACCACTGCTCTGAACGTTAGCCCAAGTTGTAGAATCTTCCACCGTAGGATCTTGTGTGTAATAATCACCGGTACTTGATATAGTTTCCCAGTATCCCTCGTGCCAATGCTCGTAGTTATTCGGGTTGTCCATGTCTGGAGTTCCATCAGTGTTTGCATAAGTGTAAGCCCAATTACGACTATCACTTCTATCTGGGGTCTTTCCAAGTCCATTAGTTGAATGTAAATAAAATATTCCCTCTCCATGACGTCTAGTAACTGGGTCCCATTCTCTTGGAGGGTTTGGACCTTCACCATAAGCCTCAACCCACCTCTTTTCACTCTTGCCCTCTACAAAATCACCAACATTTATAGTACCATCAGTGTTCTGCTCGTATGACAACGCGTCTTTTGGGCACGCTTTACATTGTTTAATTGTGTGGCATTTTCCATTACTATCCATCCAAGAAATCTTAGTATACTCTACATAATCGTGTGGCAGTAGTAATAGTAAACTTGGTGGCACTTCTAGTTCCAACGTCTTGCACGATCTAAACGTGTCATAAGATAATTCCTGAATACCTCTTAAAGCATGGAACTTTATATCTGCTCTAGATATTTTAGGTATTATTTTATCCTCGCCGACATAAGCAACTCTAAAGTTGTTTATGACATCTGTTACGGATATAAACTGATAAGATCCAGTATCCTCTAAACCCCCATAATAATTAGCTAAACTACCGTTGTATAATCCCATTTCTTATTGTTTTTCTTGAGTTTTTTGTGCTGTTATTTGTTGTTCTGCATAAGTACCTAAACCTGGTTTTACTACAACTATGCCAGCTAATGATAATATTTTATAAACCAACTCTGTTTCGTCACCACTGTGTAGTTCAAAGTTAGTAGAAGAACCATTGTTATATAGCGCTTTGTCATTGATGACAGCGTAACCCCAAACTACTTTTGCAGGTTTTTTTATATAGTTTAAGTTTATAGCTGTTGTTGGTGAAGGGTATAACGTTACAGTGCTACCACCACTTCTTACAAAAGCAGGACAGTAGGTGCTTGGCTTTGCTAATGGTGATTGCTGCAAGTACATCAGCTCCTCTTCCGTGACTTGTTCTACCTCAATTAAAGAACTAGCATAGAATAAAGACCCTAGTCTATACATGTTGTTAGGGAGTATTCCAGTAGATCCACTAACTATTAAGGCTTGTGTGTTTTTAAATATAGAGAGCTTTTCATCTAACATCTCGTCTACATTAGAGAATTCGGTTGAATTCTTTAGGTTTTGATCTTCACTTTTTTGATCATAGAAATATTGTTCAAATATTTCCATTTGAGCTTGATTAGCTAGTAGATTAAACTCTTGAGGCGTTATGTAACCTCTCTGTTCTTTGTTAGCTAGCGCTAAAACTCTTTGGTATACTGTATCTACTAGTATCATATTTTTTTATTTTTTATAAGGGAATTTTTTGTTAAGCTGATCTTTTCTTTTACCACAACCACAATCTTTCTTTCCTCTAAGTTTATTAACTTGATCAACAATATTTTTTATCCCTGTTGCTTTTGTAAATTTTTCTATTGAGTCTCCTAAACCCTTTGATTTGTCCTCCATAAAATTAAATTTTTAATAAATGGTTGCCCCGAAGGACAACCATATTATTTTGTTATTGATTTAATCTTTTCTCTATATTAGAGTAGATTTCCATACCTTCATCAGTTTTAAACCAATGTGCTAGTGCAGTATAAGGATGTTCGTCAAATGGTATAACCATTATTTTTCTTCCAGTTGAACCCCATAAGAAGTTTCTTTGGTCAGAAGATAATCTTAATATCCCATCTTCAACAGCTTTAATACCAAAGTTTCTTAGCATTACATTCTCATCATCCGCTAACTCTAAGAAAAGTTTAGGGTTGTTACGAGCAAATACTAGTAAATCTCTTCTAAGTTCTTTAGAACTTAAACTAGCCACCTCAGATCCTTTCTCTACACGCATGATAGCTTCTGCCATATCAATGTCGATATTCTTAGCAGCAACTAGTGCGTCAACTTGCATTTCTAGTATGTCTATTTCGTCAGAAGCAATTGTAGCTGGTTTATACTCATAGTATAAATTATCTTTATGAGGATGGTACAAGCTTAATAGTTTTTGTAAAACCGTTTTTTCTTTTGGTACATATAAACTTCCTGATCTAAATACAATATGTTCTAGTCTCTGATCACCTTTCATTTCATCAACAAATGATGTTCTTTGGTTTTGACAGTACTTAAGTTCTCTTTCGTAACCTTTTTCCTCGTCAAAATAAAATATGCCAGTAGACTTTATAGATCTCGATAGTGGTGTTTTACCACCTTTTAAATAGTAAATTCTATCTTTAATTTCCCACTCGTTTGCAGGCTTTAATCTTTCTCTTGCTTTTGGTTCTTCAATTACAGGTTCTTCAAAAAATTCTGTAACTACTTCTTCCATTGTTTCAATTTGAGGTTCTACCTCAACTTTCTTTGTTTTCTTTGCCATAATATAATATAATATAAATTAATAAATAAAGGGTCGAGGCCGAAGCCCCGACTCCTTAATAAATTGTGCTTACTTCATTAACATGAAATTGTTAGCACCTTGTGTAACTAAACATCTTTCAGATAACATGTGAACTTGCATTGCATCTAAAGCAGTCGTAGAAGCTCCAACCGAACCAGTAGTCCAAGTTTTCATTTTTCTGTTGTCAGTCTGCGAAGCTCTATAACGAACATGTAAGAAAGGTCTTTTAAGATTCTTCCCTAATTGTTGGTCATAAACTGTTGAAGTTCCAGCTGGGATAATTACCCCTCTGATTGCATCAGCAGCGTTAGCAGCGTTAATACCACCTCTTGTTGCTAAGTCATTCAAGTATCTGAAGTCAGACTTATAAAAGTCATAAGAACCTCTTCTGAAACCAGAGAAACCTAAGTTTAATGCCATATCTTCTTCGTTGTCAAATACTCCGTAAGAAGTACCACCAGCTCCGTAAGAATTCATAGAAGCTAACATGTCATCCATTGCTAACGAAGTAGCTCTGTTTACAAACATCATGTTTTCTTCAATAGCACCTTGCTTATCAAACTCAGCTAAGATAGCATCAAATTCAGCTAAATCAGTTGCAGCGTTAACACCAGTGATTCCAGAAGTTAAATTACCTCTTGACTCAATAGCAGCGAACAAACCTTCAGTACCAACTAATTCATCGTTACCAGCTATAACACCTCCTAAGAAAGTATCAACAGCATTAGTATTAGAACCTTTAACACCTTCTAACATCGCCATCTCAACGTAATCGTTAAAACGAGCTCTTGTATCAGCTTCAGCTTTTAAATACCATAAGTAACCTGATTGACCTTCTTCACCAGTAATCTCAACCCAACCAATTCTAGATGCATCAGAACCTGATACTTCGTAGTAATCTTTTAAGATAATTGGCTTATTTGAGAATGTTTTAAAGTCTGGCTCGTTAGCGCCTCTTGACTCTACAGTTGCAGCAGCAGCGGCGTTGTAACCAGTACCTTTAGCATATTCAGAACCATAAACCAATATAGTTGTAGCTAAGTTAGTTGTAAGCGCTGCAATTGCAACACCGTCGTAAGGAGCTACGGTAACATCAGCACCTGAAATTGCTGTAACTAAACATTTAACAGTTACGTTAGCGTTTGATACAATAACTGTATCGTTTAATCTAATACCGTGAGTTGTCATACCAGCTTCAACTAAAGTTGCACTAGAACCAAAGTTCCCGTCAATATCAGATTGAATAGTTATAACGTTCTCCGCATCGATATCACCTTTATAAGAAAGGTGTAATCTACCTTGCTCAGACCAAATAACTTGGTCAGCAGTCATAGATTCTTCAGCTCCTACTTTTGAAAGAAATCCTGAAATAGTTCTCGGTCCGAAAACTTCAGCTTCTTTTTCCATAAGATCTGGTAAATATTGTTGTGCCCAACCAGTTGAACTGTTTAGGTCCAAGTAGTTAGTCGATAGTGTTTGAGCTACTGGAGCTGGTACACTATTTAGGCTTCCGCCTGGAGTAATTGCCATAATTGTAAATTTTTAATTTTTATTTTTTGTTAATTTTAAATTTGAAATCAGCGGAGTTGTCTCCTAAAGCTTTTACAGTTATACCACCAGCACTAACAGCGCCATGTGATTGTCTAGGGCTCATATCTATGTTTTTAGCATTTTCAACACTATTTTTCATAGCATCAGCCTGACCTTGTTCGTAAAAGTGTTTAGCGATAGCATCAGCATTCATTGCTGTGTAAAGTGATTTATGATAACCTTGAGCATCTGACATTTCATTATTTTCATTCAAGAACTTCTTGACAAAATTATTAATGTCTACCTGAGTATCCTTAACCGCTCCAGCATTGTTTACGTTGTATCTAAATTTCTTATCCCCGACCTCGTATTCAAAACCTTTGAATTTGTCGTTAAAAACCTGCTCGGTTTTATTTAAGAAAGTAGATTTTTGTTTATCTGCTACCTCTTTGTTACTCGCTTCTTCCTTGTTGTACCTATTAAAGAAATCAATTGCTTTTTGTTGGTCGTCAGTTAATTTAGACCCAGCTTTAATTTCTTCATAGTATTTGGATTTGTTCTCTTCCAGTTGAGTTTTAGCGTTCGCAACTTGCTCTTTTAACGCTAGTTTTTTTCTTCGTATTTCTCTATCGTCGTCTACGTCTTCGTCGAATGAGAATTGATCTTCCAAAAGGAAGTTAATTTCTTCTGCGTTTAAATGAGGTTTAGTTTGCTTGTAATGCTCATACAGTATATCTTGATTATCCATCTCACTGTAGTCTTTGTTAAGCTTAACATAATCATTTAAATCACCACCAGTTTCATTCATAAAGTTAACTAACTTCTGAATGTTTTCTGGTAAAGGCTCACCAGTCTCCATAGACTCTTTTATAGCTTCAGCAGCTTCAGTAGCTACCTCTTCAACTTGTTCTACAGTTTCATTAGTAATCTCTTCTAATGCTGGAGTCTCTTGTTTTTCCACCTCTTGTGCTTCAGCTTCAGGTTTAACTTCTTCAACTGGTTTTTCTTCTGGTGGATTGTTTAAATCAACCTTTGTAACTGTTGGTTCGACAGCTTCAGCTGGTTTATTCATTTTTGCTGCAACCTTAGTAACGTTACCTTTTGTTTCGTTACCGTCTGGTTGTTTTGCTTCTTTTTTCTTTACTTTAATTTTGCCAGTTTCGCTATCAGCGATTGGCTCTTCTTTTTCTGCCATAATATAATATAATAATAGTTAATAATTTTACTTAGGACCAAATGCTCCTAAACCGAACTCGCCACTCATTATATCATTACCTGAGGACTCAAACTTTTTAGGTGGTTTCTTGTTTAATCTTTGGTCTATAAGCTCACTTTGTTGCGATGCTTGCATTTTTGTTCTTTCGTCTTTACGATCTTCTTTTCTTGTATCTTTCATATCAACCTCCTCCATGTTCATTTGTTGGAGTTTCACATTGATTTCGAACTCCATTTGCATAAGCTCTTTCTTAATCTCAGCTTCTTCTTGCATTTGTTGAGATTTCATCTGACCCTTCATCTGCTCTAATTCAATATTTAATTGATGAGCTGCTTGTGCTTTTTGGGTTTCAGCTTCTGCAGCCGCTTTTGAAGCCTCTGCTTGAGACTTACCTTGAGCCTCTGTCATCTCAAGTTCTTGCTTTTGCTTTAATTCTGCTTTTTTCTTTCTAGTAATCTTAAGCATTTGATTAGCTAGCTTAATGTTTCTAATATTTCTTAAATCAATAGCATCTTCTAAATCTATTGATCCTTGCTGTATAGATGTTTGTATGTTATTTTCTAACATTTGTTTTTCTTCATCATCTGGTGCTAACTCTAAGAATATTCCAAAATCGTATAAGTGTAACTCTGCCATCTCTTTTAATGTAGCAACATTATGAACGCCTATAGATTGTATGAAAGCATCTTTTGTTGGAGAATATTCTAGTATATCAGATATTCTTAAAGATAATGATTCGGCAACTTCTGCTGTTAAGAACATACCACTCTGTAAGATATGTCTTGTAGCTACATTTGAGTTTGCTGCAGCCATTTTTTGTATACCAACTAATGATTTAGCGTCTGGTGTGGAAGCATCTCTAGCTTCGTTTAAACCAGTTGTATCCCTAATCATTTGTAAATAGTAGTTGTAAGTATTGATTAACCCCTGCATTTTATTAGCAGCAGCACTACTATTAGATATTTCTTGTATAGGTGTTTTACCCGTGTTTTGATCACCATCTTGAGTTAACGATCTACCAATAACAGAACCTGTTTGAAAGTACATGTTAAGCGCTTCTTGTGGATTGTAGTTTGTTCCATTACCTAAATCTATTTCAGCCAAACCGTCTGCATCTAAATAAACACCATCAGGAACCATTCTAGATAATACCTGTTGAAGTTTTAAATGAGTTAGTTGTATCATGTCAGCAAACCCAGTTATTCTGCTTACAAGTGATTCTATTCGTCCTTCATACATTCTTGGTGCACAGATAGCATAGTTCATTTTAACTTTAGTGTAATCACTTTTAGGACGCATCATATTCCTCGCCATCTCCCATTTAAGTAATTTATCAGTACCAAGGATTAACGCTCCTTCATATAAACACTCGATAGCTCTTTGTAATTTAGAAAACTTAAAGTCTACATCTACTGGTGGATTAAACTTATCATCTTTTTTTATTATTTTAGCAGAACCACTAGCTGTTTCTTTAACCTTATAAACTTCGTTCATATAAGTTTTATAGTTAAAGTATAGTACTTGGATTTTGTTATTATCGTTATCACGATTTCTACGGCCCATGTCTCTATAAGCACTATTCTTTTTACATATTTCCTCTAAGTCTTCGTGTTCTAAATGTGGAAATTCTTTAACCAACTCGTTAATTGGAATTTCTTTTACCTCGCCAACATAGTATATGTCCTCAAAATATGGTGATTCTGTATGCGAATAAACTAAGTTAGCCGGATCAACATAGTCTATAACCACACCTTCAGACGTGTTAAAAGAAGTTTTTACAGCTCCAATACCCAGTATTGTTAAATCTTGGTAGAACCTTCTTTTTATTAAATCGTAGTTATTGCCTTTAAACAAAACGCCTAAAGCCGCCTCCTCAGCTAACTCAACAGCTTGCTTATAGTTAAGTTGCATGTGTAATGCTAGCTCTTCTTCTGAGTCGGGAAGTTCTTCTTTTGGTGTTTTTGACAGGTCTATATTTAAACCTTCTTTTGTAGCCGCATCAAAATCTTTCATTGCCATATCATCAAGGATTTGCTCCATGTAGGCTGTTCTTTTACTAACCCCAGCTTGGTCTTGTGAGTATGCTTTTACGTCATATAGTTTTTCTGCTATTCCATTAACGACTATGTCAACAAACTTA